CCAGAATTTAGAACTAACCAGGGACTGACTTTTCCATCTCTAATATGATGTACTGCACGATTTACATTTACGTATTTGAAGTAATGTGCAAAATTTGCATTTTGTTCTTCGCCCCATTCCATCATATATTGCAAGCTTCTTTCAATAGCACTTTCTACAGGCTCTATTTTGATCAGCTCACTTAGATATTTGTCATACAGATCATCTCTACACCAATGATCTAATTTAATTCCGCTCTTAACTACGTAGTCGATAAATCGTTCTGGATACAAAGGATTTACATTGTTAATAAAGCTACCAAATTTTACAAAGGCATTATAGTATGCACTCTTACAAAAGTCACTATAGGGTTTTTGTTTTTTTGCAGCCTGAGTAAGTTGATAAAATCTGTTGTAGGCAAAGAATCCCATCTGGACTCTTTTTTCATCCTTTTGTAGCACTCGCCTTTTTCGTTCACACATATGAGCAACAAGAGTTTTCTCTTGCATAAAACTCTTGTTACAATGCACACATGTAAAAGGTTGGTCAACTAACTCCATTACTCGTATTCTTTCCGTTGTTTCTTATCAAATCCCATTTTATCAAACAATTCTTGTTTGTCTTTATCGTCCATCAATGATGCTAACACTTTGATATCACTTAACTTCATTGCAGGATATAATTCTTCAAGAAGCTTCTCAATCTTGTTTGCTTTGCCTTTGGCACCTGACTTCAGGTATGTGTATTTGACAGGCACACCAACTCCGCAACTGGCAAATAATTGCCAAAGAAGTTGCTTATGACCTTTACTTAAAGTCCAGTGATTGATATTGACAAGATCATTAACTCGTTCGAGAATGAACTGATATGTTTCGGGATCAACTTGAGGATTGCTTACATATCTCATTAAAATATACGGACTAAAAACTTTCTTCTCTTCGTCAGTTAAGTTCTTATAAAAATCGTGGTCTCTACGATTTACCGCTGTTAATTCTCTGCCAATGTCTAGTTTTGCTGCCATGTTTATACCGGATGATGAGGAACTTTATATTCTTTGTCTTTGCTTAGATAGTACAATATTTTAACACGTTCTAAGGCGTTTTCCAATTCTTTATTGTCCAAGGCTGCTTGTCTAATATCATGCCATAACTGAGATTCGCTAGGCGTACTCATATAATTTCTGTGATCTAACGGATCCCTATGATAGTCGTATCCCACAACGGTCCTTTCAGTGCTACCTTGTTCGCGGGCATATACAGTGCCGCCTACTCGTTCGTAAATTAGCTTAACGTTCGGAGTCAGACTGCCCATACGTATATCCATATTGTGAATGTGCCCAGCGAGAAAATCGTTCTAATCCTTCTCGATCATTCGGATAACTCTCTGAATAGATTCTAATTAGTCTATTCAATGTTTCAAATATTTGCGGTTCAGTATACGGCATATTACCAGCACCTTGAGTAATCTACTAGTTCACTTTGACGACTGACTTCTTTAACAAAGTATGCACACGGAGGTTTAGGATCGTTGTTTAACGGAGTACATAACAGTTGTCCTGGCTTCATTTTAGGAAAATACCAACGAACATCTTGATACACATCAACAATATCAATATCGTAAAACTCGGGTCTAAATGAGCTCAATGGATTAAAAATAAATGTTCTAAAGCCGCGATCATTCAAACTAGTCAGAGGTATAATTTCCATATCGGGACCCTCTGGGTCTCCTACAATAGTACACCAATCTAATGGCATGTTTACAGTATATGGCCCGACTTTAAGTACCGCAGCAGGTGCAGTGAACGACTCTAAGAATATTAGAGGAATATAAAAATAGTCAGGATTTTGTGGATCGCTATTGTCCATAACACTGAATCTGAGATCTTCATCAACCTCATCTGGTAGGTCGTTTAGATGATAAATCTTATTATCAAGTGTGAGAATTTGCATTAATATTTTACCTTTTCAATTGTGAACGGATACTTGGCGTCTTTGTAGAACTTCTTTCGTTCAGTAAGGTGTCTCTTCGCATACTTCGTCGACGCTGTAATATCCCAGATTTGTACAAAGTCTTTGTCGTCTGCTTTTCTAATGCCTCGCCCAATGCTTTGTATAACCCTTGTAAAGCTCTTTCCGGACTCAACCATAACCAAATTAAAAATACGGGGGATATTAAGACCCACAGCGGCCACACCATAAGTCGCCACAATAATCTTTTTATCAGCAGTTCTAACTTCGTCATACTCAGTCTTCCGGTCTTTAGTTTTTACTTCTCCCGAGATAAAGACACTATCTGGGATGTTGTCTACTATTATACGTCCTGTTTCAATCCTGTCAACCAGTACTAACGTATTTCCACTTTCTGCAATTCCTGCAACCAGTTTACTAATCCATGCAACTCGATCTTCATCGGTCACTAGATACTTTAGTTCTTCAGGATAACTGCCAAATTCTTTCCACTCAGCAGTTTGGATAACATTTACATGGCAGGTGCTTAGTACTCCTGCCTCTTGCAGAGTATGTGCCTTAACTGTGTGTACTACTTCGCCTAATGCACATTTAATATTTTGAAAATCTATATCTTCTTTAGGCACAGTTCCGGTTAGTCCCCAACGAATGGGTGCATTGGCAAGATTGTTGGTTAACAGTTTCTTCAACACTTCTGCCTTGGCCATATGCACCTCATCAACCATTACTGTTTGAACACCTTCAAGTAATTCTGCCAGTGTTAATAACTCTTCGTCGGTGGTATTTTTAGATCTCTTGTCAAGAATATTCAAACTTTGCCAAGTACAGATAGTATGTGTCTTATCAAGATTTTTTCTATCTCCGTAGTACACTCCGACGTCTAATCCGCAGTTAATGAAGTCTTCTTCAGTTTGTTCAACTAGACTTTTGTTAGGAACAATGGTCACAGTTCGACCATATTTTTCACAGATTTTTGCCAACGTGGCTGTGGTAATTGTCTTACCAAAGCCCGTGGCAATTTCTTGAATGCACTGAGGATTTTCTAGAAACTTGTTAACAACTTCAACTTGATCATCACGCAGTCTAATCTTTGATCCGGCAAACCGATGACCTTCAGGCCATGTTTGGTCACCCCAAAAATCTTCAGCAACTAGGTCAAAGCTCAAGGCCATAGGAACACGATGATCTTCTAGTACAGGATCGTAACCCTGATGTACTAATTCCTCAATAACATCAGGTAACATACTCATATAGGTAGTGCCACCAAGTCCAAAGAAGCTAGTGCAACCGTCCCAACGACCTAATTTATAAGCAGGCAAGTAGCGAGCTTTTTGATCAAAATATTTGAATTTTGTAACCAGTTTTTTTCTTGTGTCAAGGTCTAAGTTTTCAATTTTTACATTGACTTCATCCTTGATTATAATTTTACAATAGGCCAAACTGGTATCCTGATTTAGTTTTATCTGTATATCTAATTACGTCTGCCCTACCATCCAAGTATGTAGAAACACTATAGTGAACTCCGGACAGACTTCCTAGATTTACAATTAGTTTAAATTCTATGCCACTTTTAATCAATGGTTTAGGAATCTTTTGGCTGACAAATACAATTTTAGTGTTATCGTTAATAGGGTTGTTTAAGTTGTTCTGTTTTACTAGTTCGTTAAACATGCCACCGGTGTCACTGTCTAGTCTAAACAATACACTAATGTCTTTTTCTTTAAATCCTTGAGATTTTAACCAGGTAGTCCATGTTTTTAAAGTGAAGAATTCGCCGTAGCCGGGAATGATGATCAATGCGGGAACATTATGCTTGAACAGCTCAGTAAACTGATCAATACTATTTTCATTGACGTCAAATTCTGGCTTATTCGATATCGATTCTTCTAAAAACGATGTCAGAACTGGTGAAAAATTTGCATTTTTTATCAGATTTTCAACAGTTTCGTCCCATGTACTAATGCCGTAGTGCTTGGCCAGTAACAGAGTCTCAATTAGATCATTAGATTCAGGTTGAGGTACTGTTCGATATACATTCTTGAACAAGTACTGGTTATTTTCGTAAGCCACTGTGGGTACATAGTTTTCCATATTTTCAAGAATTTCGGAAATTTGACCAGAAAATTCAAGAAATTCAGGATCCACTATAAAACTATCATTTAGGATATGTTGAGTGATCCATAGTACATTATTTTCTTCTAAGGCAAACTTCCATGCCTTAGAGTCACCGTTCCACTCCACAGTTTTAACTTTTACTTCTGATTTGAATTTTCTAATTTTTTCAACAATTTCCTCAGAAAATGGAAATTTTATCAAAATTTCCTTCCCTTCTATTTTAATGGACTTTTCTTGAAGTGCAGGTTCTATTAAATTAAATTTAAACTCAGGAGCATCAAGGGCCACGGTAACTGCGGTGCCGAGGTCAGCGGTAAGCTGGCCTTGGTATTTTTTACAAAGACGTAAAACCAGTGATCGTTGCTTCTCTGTGAAGCCTCGGCCAGCTGATGGATTGGCCGCAAGGCTGTGTACTACTTTTTCATCCATTGCCCATAAAGAGATTGGATTAGAAAATAGATAGCTTCCGGTGTTACCGAGCCTACAGATGAGATCTTCAATGTAGAGTTTCATTTTATATTGACACGTCTTCCATACCGGCGGTACGGAGTTTAATGATGTTACTAACTTGCCACTGTTTTATGTCTAATCCCTTGATAATACCCAACCATTGATTACGCAAGAGTGCAAACTCATTAATGATCTTTTCCATATCAACTACGTCTGCTTCGCCGTCGACATATTTTTCAACATCTCTAGAACTAAGAGCCCTAGCATAGTTTTCTAAATATTTTTTAAAGGTCTTTGATCTGATTCTGCGAAGTTCAATGTTCAGGTATTCGAGGATACCTTCAATTTCTTGAAGTTGATTAAATCGATGTGCTACAATTCCTGGTAAGGCGGCAGAAGTTTTTTCTATGTTGCCATAGACTTTAACCTCGCCCCTTGCCTGTTCTAATTCGGAATAGTAATGATCGATACAGCCTGGTAAGTGAGCAATATCATTGCTAACTTTGCTGTACCAGTTCATTAATAGTCCTCGTCTTCTTCGGAATAACCGTCGTCTTCTTCGTCTTCGAATTCTTTTTCTTCATCAACCACTGCCTTAACAGCAATGTCTAGATGAGGATCATATCCCATAAGAGCTTCAAGTGCGGCAATTTCGACATCCTTGCCTAACAAGAAATCAACGTACTGATGAGCAGCCAATTCTTTGTTTTTGTCTGGGATATATTCTCGGAAGGTATCCCATACCTCCATAATCAATGCTTCTTCCATTATGCTTCCTCAGTATCTTCAGCAACTACTGCCGCAATATCCATTGCAGCTTCGTCCCATTCATCCATAATAATTTTTAACTTGTCTTCAGTCCAACCTTTTCGGAAAAAAGAATGAACTTCGCCAGTTTCTTTACTTATATATTGTAGCTTATTTCCGCTCTTTGTCAAAACGTTTTTAGCTTCAAATAAGTCCACTAATCCGGACGTCGGTGCCATACCTGTTGCATACGGGATCTCAACTTGTACTGACTCAAATGGTTTTGCATAACGAGTTTTCATAATCTTACAAGCAGAACGGATACCGTTAACTGTTGTAGTCTTATTACCATCTGCGTCTGTTTTCAATTTCAATTTACGCATAGCAACTACAATAGAGCTAGCATAAATGAAGCCTTGGCCTCCACTGATCTTGTCATCAGGGTCAAACATATCCTGGCTAGCATAGGTGTGGTTAGTACAAACTAACCCAACGTTATAGCTACCAAACATGTTGACACAATTACGAACAAGAGATGTAAGTGCTTTGGGTTTACGGCCCATGTCACCTTTCATTTCGCCTGCTTCAAACTGATTTACGTCAGTAGGAGTCAACAACATGCCTAAAGAATCAATTACAAACAAAATTTTTGGACGTTCTTCCAACGGCATTGTTTTATATTCTTTCATGAATTCACTAATGGTTTTTGCCACGTCGTCAATCATAGCCATGTTAAGTTTTAGAAGTTTTTTCTCTGAAGTATCAACACCAAGTGCGTGTAGCCATGCTTCGTCAAGTGCATTTTCGCTATCAACTAGGATAACATACATGTCTTGCTCTTGTGCATGTTTAATAATGTTGCCTGAACAAATATAACTCTTACCTGCACCGCTTTCGCCTGCGAAAACAGTAACTTTACCAAGGGGGACCCCTTTATTAAAGTCCCCCGAGATCAAGTAGTTAAGAGCAAAGTTGCCAGTTGAAATCCAGTCAGTAGGATCGTTGAAGCCAATACCTAAGCCTTCAATAGACTTAGTGATGGACTTGCGAAACTTAGAAATATCAAATGATTTTGCCATTATGATCTCCTAAATTAAGCGGTTGCGTTACGTGCTTTAATCTTAGCTAAGATATCTTGAGCTCGTGAACTTGCTTCGCTTCCACCTGCTGGTGCAGTCGGTGCAGGAGTGAATGACTTTTCAGCTACTTGAACTTCTTCTTCCCACGGTGCCGCTTCTGCTACCGGAGTAGCAGCCATTGGAGCCGCCGGTGCTGGACGAGCAGCTGGGGCAGCAGATGCTGTACCCGAGGCGTTGTCACGACCACCATAACCTGCTGGCTTGAAGTATTGACCCCAACGTTCCATGTCAAATGCTTCACCGTCTACTGACGCTTCAAACATTTCTTTCATGACTTTGAGTTCAACATCGCCGGGCTTTTTAGGCAAGAATGACTTTAAGTCAAACGCACCGTATTGTGTCAAAGCTGCCTGTTCAGCATCACCTAGAGCACGTTCACGACGAGCCCATTGTGATGTAGAGTAGTCTGCATATCCGCCCTTGCTAGTTTTAACAATGCGGAAGTCCACACCGCGAAGTGTGTCAGTTGGCAATTCTTCCATATCAGGATCTAGCAAAGCTGCCTTGATAATGTTAAAGATTTGACTGCCGATAATGAATCGACGAATTGGATTTTCAGGAGTTTTGCCATCTTCTTTGTACTGGCTATCTACTACATAACCTTGGAACAGGTATGACTTCTTTTTCCAGTACTTACGACCCATGTCTTCCAAAGACTTGTCTTTAAACCAAGGGCGAACCTCAGTAAGAATTGGACATGTCTCGCCCCACATTTCCATACAAGGAACTTGCACAGTCACGGGCTTGGAATTTGCTTCACCTTTGACACCGGCGAAAGGCAATTTGATCATTGCACGTTCGATCCAGAAGAAGGTGTTGTTTGGATCAGCGTCAGGCAAGAAACGAACCGTTGCGGTTTGTCCTTCTGCGATGTTCCAATGGGGGTAAATTGCGTTGTCTCCACCGGATGAGCCACCAGTGTTTTGTTGAGATGATGCTTGAAGTTTTGCTCTAATTTCTGCTAACGTTGCCATAATGTTTTTCCTTAATGTTGATTTATTATGCCTCTTCTTTAAAGCCCACTGACTAAAAAGAAAAACTGTGCATACGGTTAAGTATACACAGCTTTATTTATCACTGCAACCTATTTGGTTGAAATTATTGAGCGAGTTCTGCCAACATGTGATAATGTAGATCGTACATTTCTAGGCCGTTGTGCTTGCCGTCAAAAATTCTATAGGGCTCGCCGCGGTACCCTGAAAACTTGTGTTCAGTTACTACATAGCCTTGTTCATTTAAGAAATTTACCACTTCTTCATATTTGACTTCATCAAAATACATGTGAAAATGGAACTCAATTGCTAGTGTAGGTTTAAACTTTTGAATAAATTCTTTGCCGCCTAGTATGACATCTAAGTCACTGCCTTCGGTGTCAATTTTTACAAGAATATTGTCACCAACTTTTGCTTCGTCAGATAGACTATCAAGAGTTATTGTCCTGATTCCTTCTTCTGTGCGGTCAATATTTTCGTATAAGTCTTTACCAAATACCGTAAATTGTCCCGAATCTGCAGAAGGGGTAGAAATTGATTTTACCTGATCTAACTCATTTGAACAGATATTTTTTAAGAATTTTACCTTGTTCTGTTGATCATTTATTTTGATTTTTGCAGCATCCAGTGCTTCAGTTGATGGCTCAACAAAGATAATTTTAGAATAGTCGTTGTATAACTGCGACGACCACATACCTACGTTCCCACCAATATCGATGAATAAATCACCTTGGAAATCGTATTCAAATGATTCAATTTTTTTTAACATTGCAACCTCATTAGCTAATCAATTAATTATCTATTAAGGTTGCTGTGACTTAAATTCTTGAAAGACCTGCTAGTTTTTTAATAGCTTCGAACTGCATTGTGGCTTCTTGTTGACTACGCATTGCTTCAGTTTTGGCCTGCATTTCTTCAACATACTTCTCTACAAGTTTGCCAACATGATCGCCAAATTGCTTGCCAGCCATAATGCCTAACTCAGTAGGACCTTTACGCCACTCGCCTAAACCCTGTTCTTGGGCGTGTTTATTATAGAAAGGTTTGATAAATTCTACAATTTCTTTCATTGACGGGCTACGACCTTCTGGCTTGCTTTCTTGATTTTCCATGTCTTCACCTTCTTCAGGCGTGTTATCCATGTTTCTCAATTCTGATAATGTATCACCTACAAAGTCTTCGTCATAGCTGATCATGTGACGTGCATGTTTTGGACTCATGTCAAGATGTTTAACTAATATCATGCCAATAGCACTGATCAATTCGTTTTCTTTTGCAGAATCGTATTTGATACCTTTATCAAAAAGAATTTTAGCAACCTGATAGCTTGTGCGATCTTCTGGGGCTTCCGCAACAGGTTGATCGACTGGCATTTCTGCAGGAGGTGCGGCTGGAGGCATTTCTGCAGGTGCAGGTGCAGGTTCAGCCGGCTGCTCTCCGCTTAGTTCTTGTGCAGCTTCTGGATCATCTTTCATCAGCCAAGATAAAATTGTGCCTTTAGGATCACCCTCTGGGTTTAATTGTGCGGCTGCTGTTAGTGCATTCTCTAGTGCATCATTAAACACTCCAATACCTTGCAGTGCTTCAATAGCACCGGTTGCATCTGGGCCGCCAAATGTTAAACCGTTGTCTAATAGATCTTTCAATGCCATAATAGTGTCAGGCTCTAGTGTACCTTCAGATACAGAGGTTGCCCAAGACTCAAATGCAGCAAAGTCATCAACTGGCATTGTTTCTTCACTAATATCTTCTTCAACTTCACCAAAACTTTCAAGATCAATTTCACTTGTTTCTTGCATAATTTTGTGGATCAGTGGAAAGTATTGTGCCAAGTCTTCTTTGAAATTCTTAACTGTAAACTTACTCTTGTAGTCTTCCATAGTGGCTTGATCTAACACAAAGCCGTCATCTTCATTAGATGGTTGAAGAGATTCTACCCATGATTCATAAAATTTCTGTCCGCCAAGTCCTTCGATTACTTTACGAATTTGTTCAAGTTTTACTTGACTGCGTTCAAGAATTTCATTTACTTCTTGATTCATGCCGTCGTGGTGTCCTACATGTCTTTTAAATGCAACTAGCTGACTTACTTTTTCGCTTAGAGAAATAATTTCTTTGCCTGCATCGTCGTACGGTCTGCCACCATTTGATACATGACGTTGCATTGCTTTAGCACCAGCCAAGTGGATGAAAGGATACTTAAAACGTTCACCGTCGGAGTTTTCAATATATAAGGAATTAATATTTCTACTTCTTGCACCCTTCTGTGTTTCGTCAACTACTTTAGAGTGACGTACAATCAGTCTAGTGTTTTCTAGTTTTCTCATGCTGGTCTTTGGACCTCTACCAATCATTGCAGACTCGTTCATATTGTTTTCCTTCGTTCCTGTTTGTGCAAGATATTGAAAATCATTCTTGTTTAAATTGCTTTTTGTAATGTCTCTAGTGTCAAATCGTAGCATTCTACGTTTGGCAAAATAACGCATTTCTCTTAAAAATTCATACCACTCATTAAGAGTAATAGTGTCTACGTCCTCAGTAATACCTTGACTATAGAAAACTTTTAAGCTGCCTAAATCGTTAATTGAAACACTAACACGACCTAAATTGTTGCCTTCAATGACAAAATCAAAGTCAAAAAATCGTGCATCTTTCGGTGCGGTGGTTATTGTGCCCTCGGCGTCACCCATCTCAACATTAGTGAAACGGCCGCGTACTTTGTCAAAGACGTCTTGTGCAATAAATTCGATGATATTCATATTAGCGTATTTATTAATAATGTGATACAAATATCGGCATGGGCAGATCAATATCGTCCATTGCCCTATCTTCTACCATTCGATCGTACACTGTAGGATCCCAATCACCTAACTGGCTGATCATCCGTACTGCTAGTAGCGTAGAAGATACTAGATCGTCGTGTTCATTGGTTTTTGCTTCAAAACTAATGCCTTTTGCAATATAAGTTTTAAGCTCACTGATTAGGGCTTTACTTTTAATTTTTAAACGTTTTTGTTCAATTAACTGCTTGAGCTTTGCACACGCGGATATTTTGCTTACATTTGTAGTGTTAAAACCTCTGCGGAATCGTCTCACGTGCCCTTTCTTAATGGGCTCGCTCATAAACATTCCGGGTATAGTTTCTTCGCCCATTTCGTTAATTGCAACTAGAGCAGCTTCTCCAACAGTATTGTTTTCTACTGAGTAATAGATCTGGCCTCTATTTTCGCTCTTTGAGCATTCATTATCGATGTGCTTGCAAATATCTCGCATGATTCTAACCTGCTGTTGAACTGGAGTAGTATTGTGATTCCACTCGCCTACTTGTTCAAAGCTAGGTACTTCAAATATCTGAAGTGCTGCATAATCCCCGCCCGTGCCCAGGCTTGGATCAAGAGACACAACATATATACTGTTAGGATCTATCTTCTTGTACCACCTTACCTGACCCATTTTCATGATCGGGTCAACACCTTCTAGATCAGATAATGTAATACTATTAATCAGAGTTTCGTCAAAAATCAAGAATTCGCAATCGTGTTCTCGACGGAATCTCTCCTCACCAATACGGGATTTTTCAGTGTCAGCCCACTCTTGGTCTCTGTCTGGATGCTCTCTCCAAAATGCTCTAAAGGGGAAGAATCCGTTACGACCAACTTCTTGTTCGTTCCCGTATTCGTCAAATTTCTTGTTTGCTTCTTTCCAGATCTGTGCAAACTGATCTTCGTCACTGTTTGGCGTAGAAGTAATAATCGCCTTACCACCAGTAGCTAGTGTAGGGCTAATAGACGTCCAGAATTCTGTAGCAATGTTAGGTTCAACGAATGCAAACTCATCAGCGTATAGTAAGGACAAAGATAAACCTCGACCAGTAGTCGGAGTAGTTGTCTGTGCAATAATACGTGAACCGTTGTCAAATTCAATGCTCTGTTTATTGTAACTCTTTACACCGCAACGAATATGATCGGGACATAATTCGTATGCATAACGAATACGCGACATAATTTCCTGGGCACCTGTATACTTGTGAGCTGCAACTAAGATAGTTGAATCAGGAATAAACATAGCGTACCATAACAGGTAGCCCGCCGCGGTAGTAGTTTTACCTGTTTGACGTGGTAGTAAATTTACATTAAATCGATGATCGTGATAACTGTCGATTAATCTTATCTGATATTCGAACGGTACATACTTCATCTTACCCTTAACTGGATGTTGGATGTAGAAGAAATTATCAAGAAAATAATGAGGGCCAATTACTGAATCAGTACATTTCATTAAATCTTCGATGTCCTGTTCTGTCCATTTCTGTGTAGAATAGGGCTTCTTGATTAAGTTATCGTATTTGTTAGCTGACATGTGAATATTTACCGAAAAAAATAGCCTCCTAAGAGGCTATTTGGTTAATCCAAATGGATTACTTTCTTGGGCTAGAGAAAACTTTAGCACCAACCCTTTCGTTTCGTTTGTCGTTAGCTTCTTTATTAGCGGCCTTGCCGGGCTCTTTTGACTTACGGATAAACGCAGGAACGTCTTCAGGTTTCGGACCTTCTGCAACAAACTTTCTATAATCATCCATTAGCTTAGATTCAAATGCAGCCACCGGGCTAGCAGTCTCTTCCTTCTTTTTTGCGTTCGGATCGGGCATTGGATTAGAACCACTGTTCGGCGGAGTATAATCAAAATCACGAACTTTGTTTACTACATGTGCAAAGTCGTTAGGGTTATAATCGCGTGTCTTTGGATCAGGTGTATTATCATACCCTTCGTCTTCTGGCTTTCCGTTATCACGTGCATTTAACTTGTCAGTTGTGCTGCCTTTAATAGGTTCGTCGCTAGTAACCTTAACTGGCATATCTGTGGAGATTTTTACTGGTTGCCCTGTGCGAATCTTTTTAATAATGTCAGCTAATTCGTCTGCACCGCTATCGTCTATGTTTGCAGGAGGCTCAGCAGTTAATGGGCCATCATCTGGTTGCTCAAGATCGTGATCCGTCATATCATGATCACCATCCATGTCAACATCGCCCAATGCTTTCATCATAGGATCCATTCCTGGCATACCCATTGTAGCACTAGGAGTATCAGTTTTAGCCAGATCCATAATGCCACGCATCATAGAAACAATTTCTTGTGCATTGCCAGCACTCATGTTAATACTAGCTGGCATCTGAGGTGCCATATTCATTGGAGACCCCATGCCCATCATACCGCATTCTGCAAGTGCAGACTCATTAAGTTGTTTCTTAAAACCGCTTAATGCTCTTAGCTCGGACATATCTGGCTCAGGTAGATTCAATTCTACTTCTTTGCTTTCTGTTAAGACTGCTGGCTTTTCAACTAGTGCAGGCTGTGCGTTGCTGCCGTTTAGGCTAGACAATTTTTTAAGTATGTTTAACATTTCCATATTCGTATTTCCTTTATTGACCCGAAGTAGGGATCTGTTCCCCACGCTCTTTGCGTCTAGCTGCGGCATCTGCATTTAACTGTTTCAAAAATGATGTATTATATTTTTCACCGTAGTAATCATCAAACTTTGCATTAGGCAATTCTTTGTACTCACTATCTGTTAGTAACGCACCTTCTCTCTTTTCTACGGGTTCTTGATATTCTTCCGACGGCTCTAATGGGCTACGTACTACCATGTAGTTTTCGTTAATGCCTAATTCTGCTGTCAGATATTTGTGTAATTCATTTGCAGTAGTTGGGTAATTAAGAGAGATTTCGTAGATACTAACTTCTGCATTTTTAATTTTTGGAAAGTCTAGTGGTAATTGCTGGATAGGAGTTTTGCCTTTTTTGCTAAACTCAGCTACGCTGAAACGTTCTAATAAACCCTTCATCTTTGCTTCTGATTCAGAGGTGCATTCTTGTGCGACTTTAATTTTAAAATCGTATTTTTTTACAGACTCTGTAAGATATTCTTTAAATGATCTCATGGTGATTTCCTATGCTTTATTTATCCAGATTTTTAAGTTTTGCAATGAGGCTGTTACGGTCTGTAATCAGCACTCCTTCAGCTTGTACTGACTCAGGATTTGCATTACCTTCTTTTTTATCTACAGCATATTTTTTTAGCTGTAATTCTACCATTTTTAACTTTTTATCAATTTTTGCACTTTTGGCAGTGATTGCGGCATTTAGCATATTGCCTGCAACTTCAAACATGCGGGCACCGTAACGTGCTTCGACGTTCATACCTAGATCCATTAGATCGTCGTAGGCTTTTTCAGCTTTGTTTGCTAGTGCATCTAATTCACTATCGCTAATGTCGCCAAGTCCTTTAACACGAGGTAAGGCTGCTGAAATTTTGTCAAATTCTTCTAGTTTTTCTTGTAAGGAAATTGTTATAGGTTCGGCAGGAATAACTACTTCCTCGTTATCTTGCGGCAAATTAAAAAGTTCTTCAAGTTTCTTTGTCATAATATTACTTATCGCTTTTTACTGCCATTATGGAAAATATCACGCTCGCTTACTACTCTAAACTGTATTCCACGGGCTTTACACCATGCACTGGCTGCTTCCCATTTTGCCATATTTTTTACATAAGCTGCTTGATTATGGGGGTTCTTGCCCACAGATTCTTTTACTGCTTGATTGTTGGGTTTAATTTCTATCATTTCCGCATGACGTTTTTGATTCTTATCCGAATAGACGATTAAAAAATCCGGAACGTATACTGTATTCTTTCCGGTGAGCGGATCTCTATAAGGAATCTTAACAGCTTCACTAGCCCACTGCTCTATTGCAGGGTTGTTGTCGCAGAACAGCATAAACGTATGTTCCCAACTTGATCTATAAACAGGATCATGTTGCCCCACAAATTTTTCAGGATTTTTGGGAATGTATCGACCTTTAGCTGTGTTTCTCATTAGGGTAAAATGTTACGTTTAACCACTTCAACGGGTGTAATGTTTTGTGTTGTGCCCAATACACTGGTCTTAAATCTATTGAAATTTAATATTTCCGATACTAACTGGCTCAGCTCAACATTTCCTAAATTTTTCATAGAATCGAGAACGTTCATCGGATTAAAGCTGTCACGCTTGGCCTGCATCATAATTGTTATGGCAATATTTTCTGCAGATTCGTCGCTGAATCCTTTGTTAGACAATAGCCCTTTCATTGCGGTCAACGTGTCGTTATGTAATTGAACAGGTAAATCATTATATTGATTTAAGTTCTTGTTTGATAAATCACTTGCAGACCTTGCTGCTTGTTTAGGTGGTATATTGGTATACATTATGCAAAATATGTAGTTGTTGAATCGTCGTCATCTTCTTGGACTTCGTATACTTCTGCTTCTGAAACATCTATGTCTTCTGTGTCTGAGAATCGAGTTTCGGCATTTAGCCTTTCAGTTTCGAACGGATCGTCGGCACCTATTGTTTCATCTGAATTTTCAGAAGCTTCTGCCTCTGCTAGTAATGTTTCTAATTCTGCATCTTCTAAAGCAATAGTGTTTAAACTTGATGTTAATTTATCAGGATCTGTGTAGCCAAGCTCATCAAATTCTGCATAGATTGCTTCTACTGCTTCAGGGTCCCCGTCTGCTGCTGCAATCCTTGCATCTAGTTCGCCTTTTAAACTGCGACTTTGTGCAATCTGTGCGGAAATATCTGAGGCCAATGCTGCTTTTTCTGCACGAGCAGTTGCAATTGCGGCAGATGTGCCGGCAGCACTAGACGGCAACAATCCTTTGATTGCGTTTCCGATCTTATCAGTTAATCCGCCAACTGCTCCGCCGATGCCTGCCGCTAATCCGCCTAAATTAAAGCCACCGCCACCGGCCTGCTGCGACCTAGGTACTGCGGTAGTAGGCATCTCTCCTGGTAATGTTGCTAGAGAAAGTCCAGCAGGACTTTTTCCAGTTAACACATCAGGTAACTTTCCAGTTCTTGCAACTTTGTCTAAAATTCCGTAACCTTCTGATAAGATACTTGCCTTGGAGATATTCTTAGCATTGTTAAAAATTGCAGCGGCACCTCTTGCAGTTTTGAATAATCCTAACGGACTTGCATCACCTGCACCGCCAAATATTTCTCCAATTCCGGGGATAATGCCGCCTGGCCCTAATATACTATTGTTGCCGCCGCCAAAAATACTCAATGGGCCGGGAGTTGTATCGTAATGTATAGTAGCAAACCCAGTAGGGCTATCTCTTTTAATTTGCCCAGTTCCGTACAGTACTGTTTCAAATTGCACAGTCATATTATTTTCTAACAATTTACTCTGTGTTTGATCTAGTTTATCGTGACTGAAATCTGTAATAATAGGATTGACTAGTACAAACGCTGTAAACTGTTTTCTATTGAGCTGATAAATTTCAATAGATCTAAAGAAAGGATCTGTTTGCCCATTGTTTAGACCAAACGCTGTGCTTTCGTTAACATTGGTTCCTATCTTTTTATATTTTGTATCTGCAAATCCTGGGGCAATGGTCAATGCAGAAGTGTTCTTTCCGTCAACAAAATAATAGTTGTAATAGGCTTTCCACATACCAGTAGTGGTGTTATTGTGATCATCATGAAACGCCATAGCCACTGGTTGATATTCAATTTTACTCTGTACAATAGCTTTTCTATTGTACTGATTAATTGTTTCTGTAGCAATTCTGTATTTAGGTAGGTCGATATTTTTTACCAGCAAACCTAACTCAGCACCGTTCTTTGTTAAAAACTGTTCAGTGATAGGATTGTTATTTCTGTTGATGTTAAACACAACATAATACATGAACCCAGACTTGGGTGCTAGTCTAAAATAGTCATCAACATACAATCTACTCGCATGTTGGTAGTCTTTAACCTGCGTAGTGGTCGTAAGTGCTTGACCTAGAAAATTAGTGAATGCATTTGCCATAGTAATATTTAGCCGTAAAAAAAGGCCCCCTAAAGGGCCAATCTTTGAACAGGTTAATTAACCTGTTGCTAAGGAAGATAATGTTCTTCCTACAGTAGCTCCTAAGCCAACTGGTTGACCTGAAGGTCCGATCTGTAGTGCGTTATCGTATTGGATTGTAAGTGCAATCTCCATCGGAGCACTCTCAGCATATGCCAATTCGTTATAGTTTACTGACTGCAAATAGCAACCATAAACTTCCCATGTTTCTAATACGTTAGCTGCCCAATTTGCATTGTCGCCATTGCCGCCGTCAAGCATCTCAATACGAGTTAAGAACTTGTATTCAGCACCTGCTGCTGCACTTGCTTGTTCAAAGAAATCAAACTGCTTCTGTAGTTGTTCGCCAACTAACTTAGTAACGTTGCCTTGAGCATCGTCGCGAAGAGTCAAGTTCATTGGTTGCCATGTGTGCTTACCGGCATAGTTAATCTGGCTGTTATACACGTGAATTGTTTGATTTTCAAACTGAACTTGCGGTCTAGCTGCCGTTACAACTTGCTTGGTTAGCTCAGTGGTAGGTTTTGTAACACCAAAATTTTCTAGTGATACACGGAAGCGATACTTCAACTTCGGCATCAATAGACCTTGAACGGTACTACTTTGTCCACCACCTGCTAGTGGAACTGTGAATCTGCTTAAACTTGCGATTGCCATCTTATGTGCTCCTTGTCCTTAATATTTACCAATTATAGTCCAGCTTGAATATCGCCAGTGTTTTTCAAGCGTAGTGGAATATAGATAAATTCAACTGCTTTTACTGGTTCAATAGCAATGTCTAACCATAGTTCTGAACGGTCTACTCTTGTAGGTGTGTTGTTTGTTTCATCACACACTACTAAGAAGTCGTACAGTGCTCGCTGTCCTACTAACTCTAGTAAGAAGCTTTCTGTTGCTTGTTTGATCTCGTTACGAGTAATTCTATCGTTAGGTTCAAACAAGAACGGCTTAACTAATAGACTTAACTGTCTACGTAAGTATGCAACTAAACGTGCAACGTTAATTCTGTCTAATGCACTGGCGTTTCTTGCACGAGTGTATTGACCAAAGTTAACAATGCCAGCACCTGGAATTGTAGCGATTGGGTTAACTTTAACTCCTGCTAGTACATCACGTAAGCTCTGTGGCAAGCTAGTTGTTTTAAACTCGCCTTCACTAGTAATGTAACCAACACTGGTAGCATTGTCAACACCGCCGCGACGTGTGCCAGCCGGAGCAAACCACTGGAAGCTCTTAGCATCGCTGTTAACGATAGTACGTAGCATCATGTGGCTTGGTGGAACAACAATAGCATTTCCTAAGTTGTCATTTGTATAACCGCTTGGATAGAACATAGCCATATATTCGTCATAGCTAACTGCACCTTCTTCACTGTTGTCAAATGCCAACGCTGTGTTGAAGCCCCAGTTGTTTAGTTCTGTTCCGTTAGGTTGTAATCTAAACGGTGTATCACCAACAACAAATGCTGTTAATCCGCGATCTGTGTTGAATGCAATCATATTTTGAATTGCTTCTGGATATCCAGGAGCTGCAATCAAATTAAAG